CAAAAAAAGCTTGATTGGATAAACAGAAATGATTCTCAAATTATACCTGTATTTGATGAATATAACAAGTATATTGAAAATATAATATATTTTTGGGTAGATGAAGAATCAGAAAAAGAAAAAAACGAATCAGAAAAAATATACAATGTTCAAGTGTGGGATAATTCGCAAGTTACAGAATTTCAAATAAAAGATAATAAATTATACGGAACAACAACAACAAAAAACCATTATCTTGAAGTAATAAAATATAGAGATGTTGAAGAAGAAATAAATCCAAAAAGTTTTGGTTTTGTGCCTTTTATACCACTTTATAATAATAAAAATCATGAATCAGATTTAGAAGGAATTGACATACTTTTAGATTGCTATAATGAGATAGCAACTGGATTTATAAAAAATGTAAGAAAATTTCAAGAAATGGTTATGATACTTCGTGGATATGGAAGTCAAGATTTAGACGAATTTGCAGAGCAACTTAAAAAGTATAACACTGTTCCGGTCGATGAAAAAGGCGATTTTGATTTTTTAAAGGTTGATATTCCTGTTGAAGCTCGAAGTGTATTAATTGATATTATTCGAAGGAATATATTTATACTCGGTAGAGGTGTTGACCCTACCGAAGATTTTGGCGGAAGTAATATAACTAATACTCTTATTAAGGCAAGATATTCTAATTTAGACATGAAATGCTCAGACATGGAAAAGCAAATTAGATTATTTTATAAACAACTTATTGTTCTTATAAACTTATATTATTCCAAAAGCATTAATGATGAAATAAAATTTACAAGAAGTCAGATTTTTAATGAGACAGAGCAGATTGAAAATTGTGTAAAAAGCATGGGATTAGTTAGTGAAGAAACTATACTTGAAAATCATCCTTTTGTAACAGATATAAAGGAAGAATTAAAAAGGTTAGGAATAGAAAAACAGGAAGAAATAAAAAGGTTTAATAATTCAACACATGATAGAAATGTGTTTGATAATAAAGAAGGTGCGGCGTGAAGTCAGTTAATTTAATTAAAATTAAAAAATATAAAAAGTTGTTATATAAAATTAGAGATTCAATAAATGAAAGCTATGATAATTGTTTTAAATGGTACGAAATTTTATTAAAACTTGGAATAAAAGGTAGCATATATGTTGATAGCACAAAATTAAAATACAATTCAAGAAAATCTAAGTTAAGAAAATTAGAATGGTGGTTAGGACAATTTGTAGATGCAATGGATCATAAATGTGCTTTATCAATTATGTCATGGGAAAATTGTTTTGATAAATTTGTTAATGATGTGAAATACATAAAACCGAAATTAGGCACTATGCATGAATAAAGTTTCAGGAACTGTTGATATACTAGAGAGTGAATATGGTGATGATGAAGAATACAAAAATAATAAGATTAGAAGAAAAGAAGGATACATTAGTAAATTATCTCAAAAAAATATTAGACATGGCAGAAAAAGGCAAAATTGAAAAAATACTACTTGCTTCATTTTTAAAAGATGAAGATAATGGTTGCAGTGTTCCAGAAACTTTGACAGGGTATTATGATTTATGCGATTTAGAAAAACAATATTTGATTTCATCTTTGCAAATAGATTTAAATTTTAATATTGTTAAAGCAAATATAGATGATTTGATTGAGATAATTAATGATTAGATATATAATACCTTAAAAGCGAGGTGTTTATATGAAATTATTTAAACCAGCATATTTAGTGAAATTTTCAGACGAAGGTATTATAATAAATATAAAAAAAATGAATGAAATGATATGCCCTAAGTGCAAAATATCATTTTTACATCAAGATAAAAATGTAAAATGCTATTGTGGAGAAACAATGATTATAAATGAAAACGAGTCATAATATGAATGAGGTATTTTAATGCAAAAATTAAAACATTATTATGAATATCAGGAAGCCTTACAAAAATTATTAGAATGTCTAATTGATAACAATAGATTTAATGATGAAATAACAAAATATCATGAAGAGAATTTGTTTATTACACTCCATTAAATACAAAAGACTATCCAAATAATGATGATTTAAAATTAGAAAATCATATTTTATGTCAATAAATAAGCTAATACAAGACCTTTAAAGGTCTTTTTTTATGCAATAAATCGCATTTATGCGTTAAATAAATAACCTTCGTGGACTATACCACGTAAAAATAATGTAAAGGGAGTTAATTGAATGAAAAGAGAATTTTTACAAGAACTAAAATTGGAAGATGAAGTTATAGAAAAAATAATGAGTGAGCATGGAAAAACTGTTAACAGTGTAAAGAAAAAGCTAGATGAAAGCGAAGAAAAGTTAAAAGTTACAAGTGAAAAAGTAACAAGTTATGAATCTCAGTTGGAAGAAACAAAAAAACTTCTTGGGGAATCAGAAAAATTCAAGGAAGAATCAGAGGAATTTAAAAATAAATATTCTGATTTGGAAACAAAATATAATTCTGAAATTGAATTAAAAAATAAAGAAATCGAAAATGTATTAATTAAAAGTTTGGTAAAAGAAAATCTAGTTGGTGCAGGTGTAAAGAAAGAAAATGTTGACTTGTTAATGCCTAAAGTAAATTATGATGGTTTAAAAGCTGATAATGAAAAATTGATTGGTTTTGACTCTCAGTTGGAAGGATTTAAATCAAATTACATTGATTTATTTCCAACAAAAGAAAATGCTCAAGATGTAAAAACAGGTCAAAATAATGACCCTGCTGGAAGTGGTGACATAGACCTTTCTTTTATGGACAAACTGTAAAAGGAGTGAAATAATAAATGGCTAATACAGTAAATTATGCTGTTAAGTATCTTGATATGCTTGATAGAATATATAAAGCTAGTTCAGTAACAAGTATACTAGAACCTGCTGCAAATATGTATAAGTTTGATGCTATTGATGAAAAGACTGTATATATTAAATCAATTAGCACAGATGGATTAAGTGATTATAGCAGGTCATCTGGTTATACAGATGGAGATTTAACAATTTCTTGGGCTGCACATACATTTAGCAAAGACAGAGGTAAAAGATTCGTTCTTGATACACAAGATGAAAAAGAAGCATACACAGGATTAGCAGAAGCAGGTGCAGTATTCCAAAGAACTATGGTAGCACCTGAAGTTGACGCATACCGTTTTGAAACACTTTGCACAAATGCAGGAACAACAGCAACACCAGCAACATTAACATATGATACTGTTATAGCTGCAATAAGAACAGCTATAAAAACATTAGATGATGCAGAAGTACCAAAAGAAGATAGAATTTTGTTTGTATCATCAGAAATAGAACAAGCAATGGAAGATTCGGGAGAATTTTTCAAGACTATTGATGTAACCGGAAATAATGGTATTATTGATACAGGTATAAAAATGTTTAATAAAATGCCTGTAATACCTGTTCCAAGTGCAAGATTTTACAATGATTTTGATTTTGGAGCAAATGGTTTTAGTGTTGCTTCTGGTGGTGATGTATTAAATTTTGTAATAGTTTATAAACCTGCTGCGTTGGCGATTGTAAAATATAAAACTTCAAACATTATAGATGCTTTGGCTAATCAGACAGCAGATGGTTATATTCTAAAATATAGAATTTACCATGACTTATTTGTTCCATCTAATAAGGTTAACGGAATATACGTACACAAGAAAACTTAATTAACTTATATATTTGCAATCACGATTCATTTATTGTATAATTTATATATAATTTATTAAGGACGTGATTGAATGATAAGAAAAAAACCTGGTGATATATTGGGAAGATTAACAATAGTAAAAGACACAGGTAAAAGAACTAAAAATGGACATAAAATTTGGCTTATGAAATGCGAATGTGGAAAAACAAAAGAAATAAGAAATGATTCAAAAGCTATTTCTTGTGGGTGTTACAAGATTGAAATCCAAAAAAAAATAGCAAAAAAAAGAGCTACAAAGCATGGATTAACTTATAAAAATCCAAGACTTTATAGCATATGGGAAAGTTTAAAAAGAAGATGTAATAATAAAAATTTTAAACATTACCATAGATATGGAGGAAGAGGAATTTCTTATTGCAAAGAGTGGGAAAATTATGGAATATTTTATAATTGGGCTGTAAACAATGGATATTCTGCAATATTAACACTTGATAGAATTAATAATGATGGTAATTATGAGCCAAACAATTGCAAATGGTCAACAAGAAAAGAACAAGCAAATAACAGAAAACAAAGAACAAAAGGAGACAAAAGAGCTTAATTAAGCTCTTTTTTAATAAAAATATAATTAAAATAAATCAAGGCAATATCAAGGCTTAAACAGTCTTTTTTTATTGCATTTTTTCGTATAAAAGAGGTGAAAATTTTGGCTAATACATGGGAAGGTAAATTTGATTCAATTGGTGCTGGTCTTTCGACAATAGATTCAACTGCTTCAACAATAGCAAGTACAGGAAGTACTTTGAGCAGTACAGTAACAGCACAATCAACAGCAGTAAGCACGATTGGAAGCAGTGCA